GCGTGAGGGCCATGCGATCTTCTGTTTGGGTCTCTCGTCATGTACGAACAGACACCGAGACGTGAAGCCACCTTCCACCACTGTTGGGTTCACAGATGTACGCAGCCATGACGGTGTTGATGCACTGATGAACGTGACGAACGCATCCCTGATGACCTGCTCACCGCGTGATATGCTACCGCCTCGCTTCTCTTTCGGGCAGTCGTACAGATCGGTCAATAGGGCTGGCAGATCGATCACATAGCTCTCACGCCCAAGGAAGGTCACCAACTCGCTCACACTGATCGCTGTGTGGGGGTGACGGGTGAGATGCTGGAATAGATATTCTGGGGTTGCCTTACCTTCTATCAGGTTGTCAACCGATAAGTAATGCGACACAATGTCGCGGGCCATCCGAACTGCTGTTGACTTCCGAGTGACGCCACTCTCAGCAACCAGCATGATGTACCAGTTCATGTATACAGGTGCGTGTGGGCGCGGCACATACACACCCCGCCCACAGCACGTCCCTAATGCCCACACCGCTGACCAGAAGTCGTACGATGATGATGTCTCAACGTCAGACATGGCTTCCATGTACTGACCGATGAACGTATGTGCAGGGGCAATCTTGTTGAAGTTCATACGACTAACACGTACACCAGCGAGAAGATGAACCAAACGAACATACCGAACAACACGTATACGAGGACCGATCCTGGAGGCACGTCACGGTTGCAATCGCACGCCTCGTACTGACGGTTGCACTTCTTGCATTGTCCATCTGTTGAGAACCATGTGCTGTCATGTGGGTCATCTGTCACGGCGTTCGTTCCAGAGCAAACGTATGTGTGCAGGGATCGTGCCGAACGCAGCGAAGTATGCGATCTTGTGCCAAGGCAGCGGCTTGTCAGGGTTCTTGTCGTCATAGAACTCTGCCTCGTCATTCGTCCACCAGAACACAATGAGGTTGAGTACAACCCACACACCCATTGCGCCGTACAACATCATCTCTTTGTCAGTCATTGTCGTCTCCTTGATGCCCACACCAACCGCAATCACGCACATTGGTGTCACTGAATGTCATTAGCTTCCATAGCAACCACAAACTCACTACGCTCAACACATACTGCAACCACATCGGTATCTCAATGATGTGTAACTCCATCAACACGTCTCCTGTAAAGGGTAAATGACAGGGACCGAAGCCCCTGCCAAATGTCACACGTTAGGCAGCTTTGCGCTTGCTCTTGCGGCTCCATACGCCGAATGCTGCGAGACCTGTACCCATCAGCCACATACCAGCAGGCAGCGGGACAGGTGCAGTGAGCGGTTCAGCAGTGAACTCTGCGTACAGACCAGCAGTGTTCGATGCGTTCTCATTTGTCAGGAACGAGAACCCGTCAACAAAGCCAGTCAGGCCGAGGACAACCAACACATCGTTGACTTCGATCACGTCACCGAATGTACCGACAGCACCTTGGAACGTCACCAGATCAGGACACGGTGCCGAGCCGCCAGCAGCACAAGGGTTTGCATTGTTCGGCGTCTCAAGGTGTGTGAAGCGGTACACACCACCAAGCGAGAACGCTACGTCATCGACAGTACCCAACACAGTCACTGTCAGATCAGCACCAGTGATGGACGGTGCAAAGATCGGGTAGTTATTGTGTGTGAAGTTACCGATGAAGAACGGCGACGACGCATCGTTGATCGGTGTGATGGCTGCATCGAACACGTACGACGACTGCTGACCACCACTCACGGCAGGTGTACCCCAAGAGATTGTCGAGGTGCCGACACCAGTTGCAGCAGCGCCAGTGACGTTGCCCCATGTGCCTGTGATGGACGAGACGTTGACAGTGGTTGCAAGTGCTGCACCTGCTGTCATTGTGAGTAACGCACTCACCAGCGTTAGTATCTTCTTCATTGTATGTCCTCCTTGGACGTTTGGTTGATCAACCTGTATGACACATGTCACACAAGCACAGTGTATCACTTGATCGCGTTTCATCCAAGTGATAACTGCTATGGCCCACCCGTCTATAGAGTGGGCCAATGGCTAGGCAGATTGGCGCATGACATCAGTCAATTGATCCAAGTGCTTGACCTTCTTGAGTGAGGACCAGCGGTGATGCCCGTCCTGCACAGTGCTGACAGCGAAGTCCGCGGGTATGATCAGCGGTCTGCCATTGATCATGATCGGGGCTTCAGCATGACGCTTCATGACTTGTGCCGCTTGGTGCACATCATCCTTGTGTACCAGTGCAATGAGCGCATCGTGTATATTAAGACACATTCTTGCGCGTACAGGCCAATCTTTGTCATCTTCACACATATAAATCGCTTCACAAACATGATCACCGATGGTACTTTGTGGTTTAAAGGCAACCATTGCTTCCATTGCTTCGTCTGTTATGCGCTCCATGATACGCAACACACGTCCTTTCGGTGACACTAGCTGCCTCGTCTTACGGATTTCACTTTCGAGATCGCCCCACCACAACGCTAACTCAGGAGAGGCATTATGGTACAGATTATACGCTTCCCTAGCGCGCTCAAGGGGCAGTCCAGTCGTGTCGGCCAAGCGGGGTGCTTGCATCCTGTAGTTAAGTCCGTGCCTGCACCGCTTTGCAACAAACCGCAGCGTAACGTTCCCATCTTTGTCGCGATCATAGGTGGGAATGTCCTCGTACGGGATGCCGAACATGTCGGACGCGAGTGCTATATGACAATCGAAGCTGCCATCGAAGCGGGCTTTCTCAAACTGCTCAATCCACTTCTCGATGTTAGCTAACCAACCGACAACACGTGCCTCTGCTTGTGACAAGTCGAAGTACAACAACACGTAGTCGGTGTCGGCTGTCACCATGTAGTGTGCACGTTCGGGCCAGTTCTGTAGGTTGCCTCCACTACCCCACATGACTTGCGATGAAGACAGGCGTCCTGGAGCCGATTGGACGCCTGTCTGTTTGTATTCACAACGCACACGCCCGTCAGGATCGATGGACATGTCAGCGTACGTGCCGAGGAACTTCTTCTCAGTGGCGTACTTGTTCAGCGTTTGCAGCATTGCACGTGCATGTTTACCTGTCTGCGGGTGGTCATGCATACGCTTACGGTTGGCTGCATCGGTTGTCTGTCCGCGTCCCACTAGTCGCAGCTTACGGAAGAAAAGCTGTGACAATTGTTTCGCGCTGTTGGGATTGACGTTCAGATCAGGATCATGTGTCGCCAGCCGTGCATGGTTGTTGAACTCCTCACGCAACTGTTCCACCTGCTCCGTCAATTCCACCGTCAATTGCTCTTTGAACGGAGCATCAACGCGCAGACCGCCGACAGTCATACGTGCAAGGTGTGGTTGCAGACGCATGACGTGATCGAAGAAGAACCTGTCCTGTCCGAATGAGATAAGTTCGTTCTCCATACGCATCTGACTTGCACGTGTGATGCAACAGTCCTTGACGTTGTACTCCCAGAACTGATTTATGTCGCCCCCTTCCCGCCAATTCTTGCCATCGTCTTTATAGTACGGGTGATCCGTGTACTGAGCCGTGAGAAAGGCAAGCCCATGCGGTAGCTGCGAATACAGAGTGTGGTGCGCGAGCATTGTGTCAAACCACACGCTATGCACACGCATTTTGTCTTTGTACCACAACCATGTGATGTCGAACATGCCGTTTTGTGCGACGAAACGTACGTCACGGTCATTGAACAATTGCTGCATACGAATACGTACACGTATCTCGTCCTCAATTGTCCATCGATTTGTTCGCCAATCACGGAAGTTAATGCACATGCCCTCGTGTGCATTGTTCGCAAAGCCAACACACGCAGTCTCACCACCCATTGTCTCAATGTCAAACCCAATTGGCAGCCCTCCTGTTTGCATCGTGTCCAGCCACTCAATCGCTTGATCGGGTGTCGGGTTGATGTGATGTGTGATCACATGCTCTTTGAACTTGCCAGACATCACACGGTTCAGCTTGTGCAAGTCCATGCGGAACACAGGCTCTGTCTTCGGCTCACGACTGACCATGCCCGGACTGTACGTTATGACACCTGTCATAGACTTGGTCATCACTTCGGGCTGTCTGTCAACGTACGTCTCGACATGTCGCAGGTTGATCGGCTTGACGGACCCGCGCCATTGCATGATACCACTCTCACCGTACATGGCTTGCAGTGCATTGTTGCCTAACACCAACACGTACTTGATGTTCGGTAACTGCAACAGTTCCCACTTCACCAATTGATACCAGTGCTGTAGCTCTTCGGCACTGATCTGCGGTTTGTTGTTGACGTACGCAAGCTGACGTTTGATCGCTGATGTCACGTACACCTGCTGACGTGTGAGGTTGTACTTGCGTAGCGCAGTCCAGAGTGTTTGTCCTGCACTGCCCACCATCGGCATACCCATTGTGACCTCGCGCTCACCTGGAGCCTCACCAATGATAGCAATCTCTGCGCCAACAGCACCGTCTGCACCGCACTGCACGATCAGATCGAGTGACTTACAACGCGCACGGATGGCGTCGTTTATCTGTTTCATATTAAGTGATCGCGCCATTCCGTTCCACCTCTGCACATTCACCTGCGATGGCCTCGTAGCAAGCACTGTCGATGTATGTATCAGGCGACAGTCTTGGTACAAATGTCCTAGCAATCTTCATCAACGACATCATGTGTGCAACATCCTCACCAGACAACCGCAGATGTCCCTCACTGTGACGACGTTTGCCATCGATATACACTTGCCACAACGCTGCGATGTCTTGCATGTTCTGCACTGGCTCACCGTATGCCTTGTTGCGATCACCAGCAGTCAGCTTGGCCGCGATGTACAGGATACGTTCACGTGTGCTTGGCTTGTCCGAGAAGTTATCGTCGTTCATCAGGAGTTCCTCCGATCTGCGAGTGACATGGCGTTCATTACACTGTTCTGCAATGAGCGTTGATCACTGATTAATGTTGCTGTTGTACGTGCACGACTGATACCTGTGTACAGATTGTGACGTGATTGCATGAACGAACTCGTCTTGTTCATGATGTATATCACGTGCGGCCACTCACTGCCCTGTGCTTTGTGTGTCGTGATCACGAAGCCCAAGTCAATCGTACGACGCGGATCGATCTGCACCAGCTTGCCAGCTTTGTTCTCGACTGTCTGCACTGGCGGCACCTCAACGACACGGTCACCGACATCAATATGTATCATGCCTTCATCTGAGACATGTGTCACAACACCACTCTCACCGTTCATGATTACCTTCTCTGGTGGTGGTGGTGTATAGAAGCGTGTGCCGTAGTCGTCTTCCTCGTAGCGATCCCAATCGTCACGCAAGTCGTATGCGTTCTCCGTCCAGATCACTTTGTCACCGACACCAAGTTTGATTGACATGTCATGATCCCATGTGTGACGCGGCATCGACTGACGATTGTGCATCCCAATGGGATTGAGCATCTCTTGCAGTGCGATGTTCAGCTTGTACGTGCCAATCCATGTCTTCTTGGTGCACGTGATGATCTGACCAGCATTGGTGCCGTAGTTCATACCGCGCTCGTATGCATCCATGACAACATCAAGCAGTGTATCGACGGGGCTGTCAGTGATCTTCATGATGAAGTCATCTTTGCGTAACGGTATCTGGCCGCGCAGGATACGATCACCATTGAACGCAACACCACTGCCCTCGACGGTACGGTGTATGGTCTCCAGCACAGTGCCACTGAACTTGTCGAGTGCGACTTCGAATGGTGAACGTCCCACCACCTTACCGCTCTCAATCGGCTTCAATTGGTTCACGTCACCGAACATACACAGACGCCCACCAGCAGGCAATGCATCGATCAGGTTGCGGTGCACCTCACGGTTGATCATGGCGTACTCGTCAATCAGCACGATCTGATATTCAATCGGGTTGCGTTTATCGCGCTTGGGTGTCGTGCTGGACATCGCTGCACCTGTCTCTGGATCACGCTCTCCCGGATGCGGGTACTCCAGCATACGGTGTACGGTCATTGCAGGGATGCCAGTCGCTTCTTGGATGCGCTTTGCTGCCTTGCCTGTTGGTGCACCGAGCGCCACCGAGTATCCTGCATCAGACAATGTCTCGTACACCTGTTTGATGATGGTGGTTTTACCAGTACCTGCGACACCTGTCACTGGTACAATGCGCTGCATCATGTCACAGCATCGATCAATAGCAGTTTGCTGTGTCGCGTCCCATTCAAAGACGCGATCTACTGTTGCATCATTCATTGCAACATACTCCTGTGTTGTGTTGTTTTACTTTGTCAGTTCTCTAGCGACTTCAACAGCGCACCAGCGCACGAACTCCGCTTTCTTCATGCCGAGTGCTTCGGCAGTGCTCTCGACAAGGTCATGGTCAACACGTGAGATACGCACACGAACGTTTGCACCCAATGGCCCCATTGCATGTGGTCCGCGAGCCTGTACGCCGCGTAGCAATGGTGTGTGCATGGGTGTTGGTATCGTCACTGATGTTGGGAATTGTTTTGTCATGACATTGTCACACATATAAGAGCAAAAAAGGGGTGCATGTACCTCTCAATACATGCACCCTGTCGTGTAGTTACTTCACAAGGATGCGAACGTAACCAGAAGCAGCGCCAGTATCGATGGCTTCCAGTGCTTCTTCGGCCTTGCGTGTGGTGTCGATGACTTCGATGTCAGCGGCAGTCACACCTTCGGGCAGGTTGACCAGCACGTATGCAGGACGCGGCCCAATGTTGCGGTTGGCAGGTTTACGCTTCGCTTTTGCTTCGTCAGACATGATATTTTCCCTCTCATTAGTC